TGAGGAGAAAGACCCACTGACAGTGATCAACTGTCTGCTTATTTGGTCAAGCAAGGTGTGCCAATTGGTGTTGTGAACGGTGTTTATGAAAAGATGGGTCTGCCAGTTTCTGCAATACCAGCCACTGCTGATCAACCAGCAGATGCGGAAAAAGCCGGAGTTCCTCGTGCACCTGTTTCTGGTGGAGGGCAAACACAAGACTACGCATTCAATCCCAAGACTGGCAAACCTTACACCGTGGATGAACTATTGGCCTATGGCAAGGAGCCCGAGCAGGCTGCTGCGACTGATACTACATCCGGGCCCAGTGCATCAACCACCTCAACGCCCTCAGCTACAGGAACATTCAATGCTGCCAATGTAATGAAACTGCCCGGCATGGAAAAGTATGCCAAGAAGACTGCCGCTCCTGCTAAAACTGCTAACTTTGCTGGCCCAAGCGGATATGGCAAAACTACCACCACAGTCAAACCCATGACTGGTATCCCGGGCATGAAAACTGCCGCTCCTGCCCCAACCACTGCCTCATTGCCTGCAGGCGGTGGCGCAGGTGTAAAGGCTGCTGCACCCGCAGGTCCCAAAGTAACCGCCGGGGGACCAACTCCCGAAGAACAAGCCAAACTGGCACAACGTATAGCCCAGGCAGCAAAACAGCCTGTGGCAGAAATGTTGCAAATGGTTGAGACCAAAGAAGACGTTGCTCGCATCAAACAGTTTATCGATCAAACATTTATTCGATACGGTGCAGTGAGCGAGTCAGCATTTGCGGTTCGCAATCAGTTGATCGAGCATGTGTCACAGGTTGGTGCGCAACGCCGTAGAGAACACAGCCAGCGATTGGCCAAGTAACTCAGCCCTTAGGACCGAGTAGGCGGCTTCTGCCTGGACCAAGAGATTCGCTACCTTGAGGTCCAAAATGAGCACATACACGTTGACATTTCCAAAACCAGTGTTATAATAACACTTTAGGAGATGTCTATGTCGGCAAAAACATTCAACGGTGACCAAAAGGTCAAACTTACTCAAATCATCAACGAAGGCATGCAGGTCATGCATGAGATTGACACACTACAGGGTGGCCTCAATGACACCATCAAGGCCGTGGCCGAAGAACTGGAAGTCAAGCCTGCTATTCTCAAGAAAGCCATCAAGCTGGCCCACAAAGCAGAATTTGGCAAGGAAAAGCAAGATCACGAAACCCTGGAAACAATTCTTGAAACCGTGGGTAAAACGCTATAAATATCTACTCAGTAGACGAGTCGCTCACGTTACGAGCATGTATCATGGCTAGCCGGCCACAAACGGAGAATAATGAGTTATATTGACGCACTTTTTGATCGTGAGCACGATCGCATTCATACTGTAGAGCGCCGAGACGGCGTGCGAGTCTACAAAGAGTATCCAGCAAATTACATTTTCTACTACGATGATCCACGTGGAAAGTTTCAAAGCATCTACGGCACACCCGTATCAAGATTTTCTACGAGAAATAACAAAGAGTTCCGCAAAGAAGTCCGCATTCACAGCGGCAAGCAACTTTATGAATCAGACATCAATCCCATATTCCGATGTCTTGAAGAAAACTACAAAGGTGCCGACGCACCCGAACTACACACAGCCTTTTTTGACATCGAAGTGGCGTTTGACAAGGAGCGTGGTTTCTCACCAGTTGAGGATCCATTCAATCCTATCACCGCTATTTCAGTCTACCTTGATTGGTTAGATCAACTGGTTACTCTGGCAGTTCCGCCCCGACATCTAAGTTGGGAGACTGCCCATGAGTTGGTCAAAGACTTTGACAACACCATCTTGTTTGAAGACGAAGCTGAAATGATCAAGACATTCCTTGACTTGATCGACGACGCCGATGTGTTGAGTGGTTGGAACTCAGAGGGCTATGATATTCCCTATACTGTCAACAGATGTGTGCGTGTGCTGAGCAAAGATGACACACGCAAATTCTGTTTATGGGGGCAACTGCCCAAGAAGCGCATGTTCGAACGCTTTGGCGCCGAAAACGAAACTTATGATTTGATTGGTCGTGTGCATATGGACTATATGCAACTGTATCGCAAGTACACCTATGAAGAGCGGCACAGTTACAGTCTGGATGCCATTTGCGAATACGAATTGGGCGAACGCAAGACACAGTTTGAAGGCACCCTGGACAGTTTGTACAACCAACACTTCCGCACATTCATTGAGTACAACCGTCAAGATACCGCGCTGATTGGCAAACTAGACAAGAAACTGCGCTTCTTGGATCTTGCCAACGAACTGGCACACGCCAATACTGTGTTGCTCCAGACCACCATGGGTGCTGTGGCTGTGACTGAACAGGCCATCATCAACGAAGCACACGAACGTGGCATGGTTGTGCCCAACCGCAAACAACGGCTCACAGATGAAGACACACAGGCCGCAGGTGCTTATGTGGCCTATCCCAAGAAAGGTGTGCATGAGTGGATTGGGTCAGTGGATATCAACAGTCTATACCCCAGTGCGATTCGTGCCTGCAACATGGGACCAGAAACCATTGTGGGCCAACTGCGTCCTGTGATGACCAACCAGTTGATCAAAAACAACATGGCCAAAGGTCAAAGTTTTGCAGCAGCCTGGGAAGGTTTGTTTGCTTGTCTTGAATACACAGCCGTGATGAATCAAGAACGCGGCACCGAAATCACAATTGATTGGGAAAACGGCGAAGAGAGTGTGCACAGTGGCGCAGAGATCTGGAACATTATTTTTGACTCTAACCAACCTTGGATCTTAACTGCCAACGGTACCATTCTCTCATTTGAGAAGAAAGGTATCATTCCTGGCTTGTTGGAACGTTGGTACTCAGAGCGCAAGGAACTGCAAGCCAAGAAGAAGGAAGCCAAAGATGCCAAAGAAATTGCTTTCTGGGACAAGCGACAACTGGTTAAAAAGATTAATCTCAACAGTCTCTACGGAGCTATTCTTAACCCGGGATGTAGGTTCTTTGACAAGCGTATTGGACAATCGACAACACTGACTGGTCGTAGCATTGCCAAACACATGGATGCTCATCTCAACGAACTCATCACAGGTGAATACGACCACGTTGGCAAATCAGTCATCTACGGGGACACAGACTCTTGCTACTTCAGTGCTTGGCCTGTACTCAAGAAAGAAGTTGAGGAAGGACGCATGGCATGGTCAAAAGAGTCTTGCATTCAACTCTATGACAGCCTTGCTGAGCAAGTCAACAAAAGTTTTCCCGGCTTCATGGAACAGGCGTTTCACTGCCCCCGAGACATGGGCGAACTGATCAAGTGCGGTCGTGAAACTGTGGCAGACCGTGGATTGTTTATCACAAAGAAACGTTATGCTGTGAATGCCATTGACATTGAAGGCAAGCGTCTTGATGTCAATGGCTCAATTGGCAAAACCAAAGCCACAGGCCTGGATCTCAAGCGGTCAGATACCCCCAAAGTTATTCAAGACTTTTTGTTGGAAATTCTAAATAAACTGTTGGCTGGTGCTGGCAAGGATGAGATTGTGGAACGTATCCGTGAATTCAAGTATGAGTTCAAAGAGCGTCCAGGTTGGGAGAAAGGTTCACCCAAGCGAGTGAATAACTTGACCAAGTACTCGGCCGAAGAAGCCCGACTTGGCAAAGCCAACATGCCCGGACACGTACGAGCTGCAATCAACTGGAACAACATGCGCAAGATGAATGGTGACAATTATAGTATGCAAATTGTGGATGGCATGAAAACCATTGTTTGTAAACTAAGAAGCAATGCTCTGGGTTGGACGTCAATCGGCTATCCCACAGATGAACAACGATTGCCTGCTTGGTTTACTGCGTTGCCGTTTGATGACGGTGAGATGGAAGCCACTGTGGTGGATGGCAAGGTTGATAACTTGTTGGGTGTGTTGGATTGGGATCTTGCATCAGCAACCAACACAGAAAATACATTTAGTAGTTTGTTTGAATTCGAATGAAACTCAGCGATATTGTTGCTTGTCTCAATTTGTTAGACTCACTTGATGTTAGAAGTGAGTGTGTGACCGCCGTTGGCAAAATCAACCACATTCGTTACACAGTTACTGAGCACGCAGATCAATTTGAAGGCATATCAAAACTAATTGATTCCAGTTACAGCGAGATATCACATTCCATTGACCAATTTGTCAATAAGATAGAAAATTTCAAACAAACTCTAAGACAACAAATAGCTGACAGAGAACAAGAATATCTTGAGCGTAGCACACAAATCTATTACGATGAGTATCGATTACATTCTGCAGATACTATATTTGCACGACGTATGGGCATCGACAGTGAAGATGATCTGCGTTTGAGAACTCATCTCAGAAACATCACCGACTGGCGCATGCCGGGCATGATTTTGCGCCCTGGACTTGAAAACTACATTGAAGACATGGTTCCATTGGATCCGTTGTATGTGGTTGATCATGATTCGCAACTCATGCGCCCGGCTATCGAAAAATTTACTCCTGCATATCAACGCAGGCTGCGTGAGTACGTGATAAATGATTGGGCCCCGGGTTCAATACTGCATCAATTGCCCAACAATCAATTCGGTGCAATATTTGCCTACCACTATTTCAATCACAAACCCATGCCAATTATATGCAAATTTTTAGATGAGTTCTTTGAAAAATTGCGACCCGGTGGTGTAGTGATCATGACCTACAACAACTGTGATCTTGCATACGCTGTGATACGTGCCGAAAAAGCATGGATGTCGTACACTCCACGTAGAATGATTGAAGCACATGCTGTAGCACTTGGGTTTGAACTGCGCGAAGCATATGATGGTCAAGGAGACGTAAGCTGGTTAGAATTCAAAAAGCCCGGCGACCTGGCCAGTCTACGAGGTGGGCAGACTTTGGCCAAAGTTGTTGCAAAAGCAACATGATCCCTGTATACTTTAACATTAGGAGAAACACATGAGAGATTACCTGTTAGATTTAGTAGAACACACCTATGATCTTGGCTGCATTGACTTGATCAAAATTGTTGGTGATACCAGCAAAACTGAAATTGTGGGGCTGGCTGAAGACCTAAGCGTTGTGATTCGCGGCAACTTTCATAACCCTGTGGCAGACTTTGTGGGTACATTTGGCATGCCCAATCTAGGCAAACTCAAAACACTGCTGAACTTGCAAGAGTATCGAGAAGACAGCAAGCTCAGTATCACCAAAGGCTCAACTGGTGAACCCGACGGCATCAACTTTGAAAACAAAATTGGCGATTTTAAAAACAACTATCGCTTCATGGCATCCGGAGTTGTAAAAGAAAAACTCAAAACTGCCAAGATTCGTCCTGTGACCTGGCACATTGAATTTGAACCCACCAATGCTGCAATTCAAAGACTCAAGTGGCAAATGAGCGCCAACGCAGAAGAAGCCAACTTCCAGGCCAAGACTGATGGTAGCGATCTCAAATTCTTCTTTGGTGATCACTCAACACACTCGGGTAATTTTGTGTTCCATCCTGGCGTTAGTGGTCAACTCAAACGTGCGTGGTCATGGCCTGCCAAGCAATTTGTCAGCATCATGGACTTGACCGGTGACAAAAAAGTCCGCATCAGCGATGACGGCGCCGCAGAAATCACTGTGGATTCTGGCCTGGCTGTTTACAATTACACCCTTCCTGCACAAAGCAAGTAATGACTGAGCCCGCCGTTCAAGACAACTTGACCGCCAAGCAGTTGGACTATGCTGTGTTTCTTCCAGCTATCTCCGGCTTCTACGCCACGTTTGTAGGCAAGCAAAGGAATGAACCATATGTGGATCCCGCACGATTTCCGCAGGGCCTCACGGATATGGAACAGCTTAATTGGCTCAACTCCACTAAAGGTCTATTTCCGTACAAGTGGTCACTGTACTCGGGAGGACATGCTAACCTCGATCTTGCCAAGCAAGACTGGTCGGAGGACATGATCCGAAACCGCGAACCTGGCACGTTCATCCTTGGGGACTCGGGCGGTTTTCAGATCGCTAAAGGTCTTTGGGAAGGTGATTGGAAAGCCAACTCTGGTTGTGCTCGGGCTCAAAAGAAACGGCAACTCGTTCTAAACTGGCTGGACACAGTTGCTGACTATGGCATGATCTTGGATATCCCTACATGGGTCATTCACAGCCGAGAAGCCAGCCAAGCATGCGGTATCACAACACTGGAAGAAGCAGTGGCGGCCACAAAATTCAACAACGAATACTTCATGGCCAACCGCCGTGGTAAGAACAATGGCGGCGCTAAGTTTCTAAACGTGCTACAAGGCGACAATCACACATCGGCCGAAGACTGGTACCAGATCATGAAAGAGTATTGTGACCCTGCAAAGTATCCCAACACTCACTTTGATGGTTGGGCCATGGGTGGACAGAACATGTGTGATGTTCACTTGGTGTTGAAACGTCTAGTGGCTCTGCGCTACGACAATCTACTTCAAGAAGGTGTTCATGATTGGATGCACTTCTTGGGAACCAGCAAGCTAGAGTGGGCTGTTTTATTAACTGTGATCCAAAGGGCTGTAAGAAAATATGTCAATCCATCATTCACAATCTCGTTTGACTGTGCCTCACCGTTTTTGGCAACAGCCAACGGACAGGTCTACTTTGAAAACGTGTTCGAGCACGATTCCAAATGGTCGTATCGCATGGCTCCTTCAGCCGATGACAAAAAATACGCCACAGACACAAGACCTTGGGCACAAGGGGTAGTTACAGACGGCGTCTATCCACGTTGGCAAGACAGTCCCATCAGCGATATGTTGCAGATGAAAGATATCTGTATCTACCGGCCAGGCGACCTAAATAAAAACGGCAAGGAAGGTAAGACGTCGTGGGATAGTTTCAGTTATGCGTTGCTCATGGGCCACAATGTTTACATGCACTTGACAGCGGTACAAGAAGCTAATCGACGTTTTGATGCAGGAGAACATCCAGCCATGATGCGCCGAAGTGGAGGAGACTATGCCCGATTTGAAGATATTGTGGAAGCAATCTTTGCCGCACCGGATAGACAAACTGCCGAAGATATTATAGAATTATACGATACGTATTGGATGGAGATTGTGGGCACCCGAGGTTTCAAAGGCAAGAAAACCAAGAACGCTCGAAGTCGATTCAATGCATTGTTTGAATTCGAAGAAGATGATGTTGACAACACCAGCGATGATAGTGTAATATTAGACACTACCACACTGGATCAGATGGAAAAAGCGATTCACAATGAATAGACAAGGGCACGAGACGGCCAACTTTTTTATTGGTACCGAAATTGAGCACACACCTGCACATGGTAAAACAACTCTGTTTGTTGTGGGAGTCCAATCGGTCGCCGATATTCAAAAATACCTAGATGAGAATCACTACATTGAGCACATTTATTTTGGTGCCAATCATAGTTTTCCCAATCTTAAAGTCAATGATGGCGGCGAATGGGCCAAGTGGGAACTCATGATTTTTCACTTTCTGGGAAAAAATATTCAATGCACTCTGGATGTTGACATTGGATGTGTAGAGGGATTGGCAGAATCTGGTTTGTGCGAGAATCGACATTTCATCCCCATGATTTCAGCCAAGTTGCCTTATATTGGTTTGTTGGGCTACAACGCCACACTCAAACTTGATGACACAGATTTTGATCATTCCAATCCCGGCGTGTGGTGCCACAGTATTCATGCTCTCATGACGCGGCGGCGGTTCACCGACTGGTCTGAATATACCAAGGACCAGTTAATCTAATGGCAACATATCAAACCATGACTGCCTTGAGCAGCGCCAAACAGTCTAGAGCAAATAAAATTCATAGTACCGCAGTCACACCTGTCAGACAGTATCAAACAAAAGGACCTAATATGTTTAAGCGAATGATCAAAAGCTTGGTCACATGGAGCATGACCGAAAACCATCGTCATCAAGAAGAAATTGCCGTGTCCGAATCCGACACATGTAGAATCAGTGCCACTGGCATCAGATTCGAAGTATATCGTGCCAATGGTGGCACGGTGATTGAAACACGCAGACCTGATCGACGCACCGGAGACAGTGTGTATGAACTACATGTAATCGGTGACAATCAAGATCTTGGTCAAGCTATTGGACAAATCATAACCTTGGAGGCATTAAAATCATGAGCACACAACGAGAACAGGCACTGATAGAACAACGAAAAAGGACCATACAACATGCAGAACGAAAAATCTGGGTTACCTTCTGCAAAGAAGGAATCCACTGCTACCCAGCAGCTGCCACAGCGCCCGAACTTGCGACGGGCGATGAGTATGATGTTAGTTTCCTTGGCAGCCCTCACCGTCATATCTTCCACTTCCGGGTGTGGATTGATGTCGTACACAATGATCGAGATATCGAGTTCATCCAATTCAAGCGATGGCTTGAAAACCTCTACCGACAAGGAACAGTCCAACTCGACTACAAATCTTGCGAAATGATGGCAGACGATCTGTACATTCAAATCGCATCACGCTATCCTGACCGTGCGGTCTGGATTGAGGTCTCTGAAGATGGTGAAAACGGAGCCCTTATCAAATATGAAACTCACCGTCCCTCACTTTCTGTTAATATCTAAGGAAATAAAATGGCCAAGCCATCGTTCAAACCCAATCCCCGTGTTGCTGAGATTTTCAACGATCTTGACAAGTTCTTGGAGTTCTGTCAAGACTACGGGTATCGATACAATGAGTCAGATCTCTACAACTTCAAGAGCTATGCATGGCAACAGTTCAACAAATTCACACAAGGCAAGAACGCCAAGAACATGTGGAGTGAAGATCTAAGACGCTTTGCTACTCCTAGAGGTTAAGCATGAGTGAATCAAAAGTTACCGCAGCGAGATCACTCCTGCAGAACTATTAGAGAGGTATAACAATGCGTAAATTATTTTATTGCGGACTTGAATCATACGAGGCAAGATACACTCTACAGCTAACCGAGTGGAATCGTAGAGTGTTTGAACGTCGTGGTTTGGACGTTGTGTACGTGCCTGGCGACACCATCGACAACTCACAGGCTATCTCTGTGGGTCAAGTACTAGACGCACATGGGCGCAGTTATTTTTCAATGAGCCAAATGATGAACTTGGTTCAACTCATGAAGAACGGTGAAGTCACAGGCGATGACGTTGTGTACTTTGAAGACATGTTCCAGCCCGGATTTGAGAGCCTTGGTTATATCATGAACCAAATTCCACGCGAACAGTGCCCTAAAATTTATGTTCGCTGTTTGGCACAGGCCATTGATCCCGATGACTTTGTGCATGTGTGGGGCATGAGCAAGTGGATGAATCTATATGAACAAATGGTCAATGAAATGGTGGCTTTCTCGGGGGGTGCAGTACTGGCTACCAATGAAGAAATGGTCGCCCACATGCGCATTGCTGGATGGACTGCTCCAATCTACAACATTTCCGGCCTTGCATTTGGAAAAGCAGAAGTTCTTGAGCGTATTGGCGGTAAAGAAAATATTAAACTGTTCGCAGATCGTCCACGACGAGTTGGGTTCGCGGCTCGTTTCGATCAAGAGAAACAACCTGGCTTCTTTATGGACCTTATTGAAATGTATGGCGAGCTCACCAGCGAACCGTGTGAGTTTGCAATATACAGTGGCGGACCTCTCAGATCCAACAATCCAGAGTTTGTTGAACGTGCCCGCCGTATGGAGGCACAAGGCCGGCTACGGATCTACGACAACCTGAAAAAGGATCAGTATTATGCTCTTGTCAACGACACTCGTGTGTTGTTTAATTGTGCTTTACAAGATTGGGTTTCAAACACCGTATCAGAGGCCGACACTCTTGGATGTAACGTTTTATATCCAGCGTACCGTTCGTTCCCTGAAACTTTTGCTAATGACCCCAACCGACTTTACGTACCATGGAGCTTAGATGATGCCTATCACAAAATGCAGAATCTCCTGCGAGAACCACATCACAACATGGGACTTATTAGCGATTGGAATGATGCCACCGTGGATCGTGTAGTTGATATCATTCTTGGACAAGGTGAACAGTGGAACCGAGCGGGCAATCGCTATCGTGACCACGCTGCTCACGAAAAATATCCGGTT